GTCCTCATGAACAAGATGCTGATCAAGCAAGAGCGCGATTTCGCATCGACCTACATGACGACTTCGGTCTGGGGCACCGACGTGACGGGCGATTCGTCCGGCTCGGTCGGGTCTGGTGAGACGACCTACTGGTCCGACTACACCAACTCCGATCCGATTCAGGACGTTGAAGAGGGGATCGACACGATCCTCGGCGCCACGGGCATGAAGCCCAACAAGCTCGTTCTGGGGCGCGAAGTGTACGCACAGCTTCGCAATCACCCGGACGTGATCGACCGCATCAAGGCATCGGGCGGCGTTGGCCCGAACAGCCCGGCGGTCATCATGCTCGCGGCGATGGCGCAAATCTTCGACCTCGATGAAGTGCTGGTCTCGAATGCGGTCTACAACTCCGCAATCGAGGGCGCTTCCGAGTCGAGCGGCTTCATCGTCGGCAAGAATGCGCTGCTCGTGCATTCGCCGGACGCTCCGGGGCTCATGGTTCCGGCTGCGGGTTATGTCTTCAGCTGGAACCAGTACACCGGCGTCACGAACCCGATGGGCGTTGCCACGTCCCGGTACGACCGGCCCGAGCTGAAGTCGGTGGAAGTCGAAGCCGAAATGGCCTACGACATGAAGCTTGTGTCGCAAGACCTGGGCTACTTTTTCAGCGGTATCGTAGCCTGACGACCCCGCTAGGGCGCGGTCCCGACCCGCGCCTTGGCGTTACCTAACGCGCTACCTGATGCGTTACACAGATTGACCCGATTCCCCCGACGGAGACTGACCATGCGCCGCTTCACTCGAGAACAATGGGACGGCAGGAAGGTTCTCAAGGTGCGCCGCGCATTCAAGGGCGCGGGGCGGTCCTTCAAGCCCGGCGATAACTTCGAGTGGGCGCGCTATGGCGTTGAGCCGCGCCGCGTGCGCCAGCTTTACGAGGCGGGGTTCCTCGACCACGACGATGCGCCCGTGTTCGTGGCGCAGCCTGGGGCGAAGCGGTGGAGTATTGCGCCGACGCCTGAGCCGACGCCTGAGCCTGAGCCTCCCCGCATGGTCACGAACTACGACGAAGTCGAGGCCGAGCGCGCCTATCTGTCCGGCTTGAAGCGGGATGAGCTTTGGGACATCGCAGACGAGGAGGGCGCGCCGCGCCGCCTCAAGTCGGCGGATCAAGTCGAGGCGATCATCGCCAATCGAGCCGAAACCAATCGCGGGACGATTGACGCCTGATGGCCTGGACATACTCAGCCACGCCCGGAACCTCGACCGCCGACGAGCGGCGCGACTCTGTGCGGCTGTTAGTGGGCGATACTGATACGAATGACCAGCAGCTCCAGGATGCGGAGATCGCGTTCTTTTTGGCGCAGACGGGCGATGCGATCTATGCGGCTGCTGCGCAGGCTGCCCGCACGCTCGCGTCGAAATATGCGCGGCTGGTCGACACGTCCGTCGAATCTGTCCGCGTCGCGTACTCGAAGCGCCGCGAGCAGTACGATGCCATCTCTGTCCAGATGGAGCGCCTGGACAAGAAATTCGGCGCCGGTCTCGGCACGCCGCTGGCGGGCGGTATCAGCATTTCCGAAATGGACTCTGCCGACGACGATTCCGACCGGCCGCGTCCGCGCTTCGAGCGAGGCATGTTCAACGCGCCGGGCGATGCGGACGACGGGCGGGACGTGGATTCGTGGTGGGAGTATCATCGGTAAAGGCTGGCCTGGACAGAGGCCAGTTTGATCACCCCCTCTAGGCTAGTAGCTTAGAGCCGACGCCCTCTGCGTGAGGGCGTCTCTTTTTGAGAGTGGCCGCCTTTTTTTATCCCTCCTCCGCACCCTACGAACGGCTCCCAATCCCGCCCCCGCCGCCGTGGTATAGTCGGGTTCCCGATAGCAGCCCCGACGCGCCCATGCTCCCCTTCGGCACCATCACCGCAGATTGGCACGACCGCCCCGTCCTGATCCTGGCCGGTGGTCCGTCCACGTCCTACTTCGATCCGCGCCCGTTCTATCCGAGCGTTCACGCCCTCGGGTGCAACAAATCAGGTTTCTACTTCGACACGCCTGCCATCACGACGATGGACCGCCAGTTTGTGCGCCGGTATCGCGATGCGTTGGCCGAGTCAGTAGAGCTAGGCATTGAAGTCATCATCGCTCTGCCGCCGAATGACGAGAGCCACGCGCCGATCCCCGGCGCGACGTATGTCGAGCGGCGGCGCGGCGGCGACACGCTTTCGCTGGAGCCGGGGCAGGTGTTCGGGGTGCATACCGGCTTCGCCGCGCTCAACGTGGCGTTGCTCAAGGGCGCGCGACGGATCGCCATGACCGGATATGACATGCAGCACATCGACGGACAGACGCACAACCACGGCGGGTATGGCTGGACGACAGCGCGCTCCGGCCGATTCATGCACAAGTGGGCGGCAGGGATGGGGAAGGCTGCGGAGCAACTTGAGCGGGCCGGCGTCGAGGTGGTCAACTTCGAGGCATTCGAGGGGGCGTCTAAGGTGACGGCGTTTCGGAAGATGAAACTCGAGGACTTGGGGGGCTGGATCAAGCAATGATCATCCACGACGACTGGTTATTTATCTCCACGATGAAATGCGCCACAAACTCCCTCTATGCCGCCCTGCCCGGCGCGCGCTACGGCCGTGGCTTTCATTCGCGCCCTGCCAAGGGCGAACGCATCCGCCCGCTACAGTGGACTGTCGTGCGCAATCCGTATGACCGGGCCGTGAGCATCTGGGCGAGTACATGCCTGCGCGAAGGCGACCGCTATCGGGCGAAAGCGCGGATCAGGTCAGTCGGCGGCGAACCTGAGTCATTCGATGATTTTGTGGCGGCCTGCCTCGCCAACGGATACCGATGGGCGGGCGGGCACGGGTGGCTGTTCCGCAATCAGGCGGACTGGCTGGATGGGGTCGTGATTGATCGCGTCGCGAGATTTAGCGATCTAGATGCCGACGTGGCCGCGATCATTGGCGAAGTTATTTCGATCCCGGCCAAGAACGAATCTGAGCACGGCTTCTATCGCGACCATTACACCCGCGACGAGACGTGGCACGCTGTCACGCAATGGGCTGGGCGTGATCTCGATCCTGAGTTTGGAGCGTGCGACCCATGACTCTCTACATATTCGATTCCCGCCACGTCTGGTGGAAAGCCATCGCCCAAGCCGCAGCAGTCCGAGGCATCCGGTCGAAACGCATCGGCGGCATCGAGGACGTGGACGATTCCGACCCCGACTCGTTCGCCTTCGTCCGCCCGCATCCGGCTATGATGCCGGCGCATCGAGAACTCGACGCCGACCTTCGGTCCATGATGCCGGTGGTCCAGGATCGGGCGCAGGTCGAGGTCTACGAGGACAAAAGCGAGCAGTGGCGGCGGTGGGGGTTCATGCTGCCGGATACCCTGGTCACCACCTCTCGACAGGAGGCGGAATCCTATACTGGCCCATTTCCCGTTGTGTCAAAGGCAAACGAGGGCGCCAGCTCCGTCAACGTCCGAATAATAGGCGACATAGACTCATATCGTGACCATGTGGCCCAGATTTGGGGCAATGGGATCAGGGTGAGCCGGTGCGCCGACAAGACGTTCACGACGCAGCGGGGTTATATCTACTTGCAACGATTCATCCCGCACGAGACTACCTATCGCGTCAACATCGTGGGCAATCACGCTGCTATCTTCGAGCGGCACAATTACCCCGACCGGCCGGTAGCGCAGACGGGCAACACCGACAACGTGATGGAACTAGCCCCGCTGCATGAAGACCTATTGGATTACGCATGGAGCGTGGCCGACACTATCGGGAGCCGGTTTGTGGCGCTCGATATATTGGATGACTCGACCCCTGACCCTGATAAGGAGGCCTGGAATTGGACCCTGATCGAAACCAGCCTAGCTTGGCCGTGGAGTGCGACGGACCGATCATCCACGCCGCTATGGCTGCGGAGCGGTGGGCAGCACGGCACCTGGGGCGACCTGTGGGGCGTCATGCTGGACGACTGGTCGGGTGGCTACTTCACGTCTACCTAGCCGGCAACATGCTGCTGGCGGCGATCTTCGGCGCCAAGGCGCGCGAGACCGTCTCGGGGATGGTCGGGCGCCGCTGGCCGAAAGGATGGGCGGCTCGGGCGATTGATGCCTGCCACCCTTGGGAGCCCGACCACTGCGCTAACGTGGCGCGAGCGGAGAAGGCTGCGCGGGTGGCGTTGGGGTATGAATCGACACCGCCTGAGCCGAGGCAGTCCGCCCTGTTCCAATGACCCCTGGAGGCCCCCGACATGATCACCCTCCTAGCCATGAAATGGCGCCGCCAGTCCGTAGGCCATCAGCTCCCGAGCGCCATCGAGGAATACACGGCCGATCACGTCAACCACTGGTGTCGGATGCTGCGGGCGAACCTGACCATTCCGCATCGGCTCATCTGCATCACTGACGATCCTGGCGGGGTGCATGAGTGCCCGACGCTGCCCATGTGGGGCCTCGAGGACGCGGGCGGGTGCTTTCATCGGCTGCGGCTGTTCGATACCGACTCCCTCCCCGCCGAAGTCTCGGCGGCCATTGGCGACCGCTTCGGCTGGCTCGACCTGGATTGTGTCGTGACGGGCAACGTCGATCACATTTTCGGCCGGACGGAGCCGGTCGTCATGAACGCGCGCCAGCACGCCTCGAAGCCAGCACAGCTATTCAATGGGGCGCTGTGTCTTCTTGGCCGCAACGCTGCGCCTGAAGTGTGGCGCTCCTACGCTACGGCACGAAGAGAAGCAGCAGCCTACGCTGCGCGCCTCAATGAAGCTGGTTACATGGTCGGGAGCGACCAGCTCTGGATCGCCCTCATGGCGCCGTGGGCGGCGACGGTAGGCTATCAGGACGGTATCAGGGAGGCGGGGTTGCTGAAACGCAAGCCGCCCGACAAAAATGCGCGGCTGGTGCTGTTCTCCGGCGTGCGCGATCCATCCAACTTTTCGCGGTTTGAGTGGGCGCGGGAGTATTGGAAGTGACGCCCCTAACCATCGCCACCGTCTACAGATCAGGCGGCGAGTATTCATCGGCGCACGTCGATAGATTGGCCGCCCAGGTGGCAATCACGAATCCGGGGGCGGCCTTTGTCACGCTCTCCGACGCCCTGCCCGGCCCCGGCCTTGTTCACGACTGGCCGCGCTGGTGGGGCAAGCTGGAGCTATTCCGGGGCGGGATTTGGCATGGCCCCGTCGTCTATCTCGACCTCGATACGGACGTGATAGGCGACCTCAGTCAACTTGCGTCAGATTCATTTACCATGCTCTCCGACTTCAACCGTCCTCATATGCCAGCCTCCGGCGTCATGGCGTGGACAGGCGACGGGCCGAGTGAGGTCTATGAGGACGCCAAAGCTAACCCCGGCGCCATCCTCCGCTATAACACGAGCGCCCGGTGGGGCGATCAGGGATGGATCAGGGATCACATAAACGAGCCGCCAGAACGCTTCTCGCCTCATCTATGCGTCAGCTACAAGGTGCATTGTCGGAAGGCTAACGAGGTGCTAGAGGGGGCTGTGGCCGTCTGCTATCACGGGCAGCCCCGCCCGTGGCATACTAGCGCGGAGTGGTCTGACAAGATCAAGGAGGCGCGCGCCCGGTGGCAGCCCTCGGCACCGAGCTAAAGATCGCCCTCCGTCAACTCATGGCGGACGCAGGCGAGTCCGCGACGTTCCGGCGCGTCACGAGAGGCGCGTATGTGCCCGGCACGGGCGCGACAAGCGGCAGCCCATCTAACGATGACGAGACGGTGCGGCTCATTTTCGTCAATCGCAACGACGCCTTCGCAAACCTGTTCGACTCGCGCCTTGGCGTGACGCCGGTCGAAAAGGGGACGCGCCGCGCGATCATTTTGGCCGAGACCGCATCGGGCGGCGCGCTGTCAAAGGTGCCGGAACCGGGCGATCAATTCCTCGGCGTGGGCGAGACCGTCACCGTCACGGAGGCGCAGACGATCCGGGCAGGTGGCGTCACGATTGCCTATGTCATGGACGTGTCGGACTGATGCCTATCTCGGTGGACTTCGACCCTGGGAACGTCGCGAAAGAGGCGCGCGTCAAGCTCGAAACGGCCGCCCGTGAAGTGCTGCAAGACCTTGCGCTCGAGGTTGTCGAACGCACGCCCGTAGATACCGGATTTCTGCGCGGGAATTGGCAAGTGTCGATCAATGCGCCCCCGCCCAATACCCTGGTCGACAGAGGCGACCCCGAGACCACTTATTCCGGTTCCGGCAAGTTCCCGCCTGTGGCGCCGCAAACCGTCAACAGGGTTTCTGCCGATATTAGCAAGCTCAAACCCCAGAACGGCGACACGCTTTACTTTTTCAACAACGCGCGCTATGCGTCCATCATCGAAAACGGCAGCGCATCGCGGCGCCCGCGCGCGATGGTGAAATCAGCCATCGCCAATCTCGACAATATCGCAAAACGCACCATCGAGCGGATCAAGCGCACGAAGGCGCTGTTCGGGGTGTCGTGATGGGCGATAACAGAATAACAGGGGGGCGGTAATGGCCGGAATATCCGACGTTCGCAACGCCCTCGAGGCGCACGCATCGACCATCGCGGGCGCCCCGTCTGATCTGGCGTGGGAAAATGTGCAGTTCGAGCCGACGCCAGGCAATAGCTGGCTGCGCTTCACGCTCTTGCCCGTGAGCCAGCGCCCGACCGATGTCACGGCGACCGGACTGAAACGCATCGACGCGCTGTTCCAGGTTGACGCATTTGTCCCTATCGACACCGGCCCGGCCGCCGCCGAGACGCTAGCGGAGGCTATCATCGCGGCATATACCCCCGGCGATCCGATTACAAGCGGCGGCGTGTCAGTTCAGGTAGAATATGCCGAAGTCAATACCTCTGCGGTCTATGATCCGCCGTGGTACTCGGTCTCCGTGACCATCAAAGTCAAGGCGTTCATATCATGATCGCCCCTTTTTTTGTCTGATCGCGCCTTAGCCTAACGGTTAGGGAGAGGCGCCAAAGGAGTCAGAAGCATGGCCGCATACGGACAAGGATCGCGGAGCCGACTGTCCTACGTTGTGGAATCCTCGTTCGGCACGACGCCGGTCGGCCCCACGATGATTTCGCTCCCGTTCAACACGCATTCCCTCGATCTCGTGAAACAGCGCGTGCAGGGCAATGAAATTCAGCCCGATCGGATGCCGCGCGTTGATCGTCACGGCAATCGCAACGGGCAGGGCGATATTACCGTCGACCTGCGCGCCACCGACTTCGACGAGCTGCTGGAGTCGGCATTCCTCGACACGTTCGGCACGAGCGGCGCGGATAGCCTGGTGATCGGCACGACTCCGCAATATCTGACCATCGAGGACGCGCAGCTTGACCTCGGAACGCCGCAATATCGCCAGTTTACCGGCATGACGGTCAGTCAGATGAGCGTCAACATTGCGCCGAATCAAATGGTGCAGGCGACGTTCTCGATGATTGGTCAGGACATGGAAATGTCTACGTCTACCCTTGGCTCCCCAACTGCCGCGTCCGGTAATGAGCCGTTCGACTCCTACTCGGGCAGCATCAGCGAGGGCGGCTCGCCCATCGCCATCGTGACGGGGCTGCAATTCACGCTGACTAACAGTTTCGCTCCGGCGTTCGCGGTCGGCTCCGCGACGGCCGCGCAGCTCGAGCTGGGCCGCGCCGTGGTCGAGGGGCAGGTGACGGCATACTTCGAGGACGCGGCGCTGATCAACAAGTTCCTGGACGAGACGGAAAGCTCGATCAGCGTCACCCTGGACGACACCACGAGCGGCGAGACGTATACGTTCCTGCTGCCGCGCGTCAAGTACAACGGCGCGTCTGTCCCGGTGCAGAACGAGCAAAGCCGTATCATCACGCTGCCGTTTGTGAGCCTGTTTGACACGTCCGAGAGCACTAACCTCAAGCTCACGCGCAGCGCCTAACAGCCTGACAGTGGCGTGATGGGGCATACAGCCGACCGGCACTGTTAGACTTGTTTGGGTCGGCGCCAGCCGATCCGGGGCCGTCCTGTTGTCGGGGCAGGGCGGCCCCACCTTATTTGACCCCGACACGGAACCCGACAGGAGTCCCGACATGGACCTTTCCAGCCTGAGCCAGCGCGCCGACACGGCGCAGATCGAAATCTATCACCCCGAGACCGGCGAGACCCTGACCGACGATAACGGGCAGCCTATGTGGGTCGAGGTGTATGGCGTCGACTCTCCGCGCTATCGCGAAATCGACCAGCGCATCACTGACCGCAACTTGAAAAAAGCCTTCCGTGGCGGGCGCAACAATGCCGTCACGGCGGAGCAGCTTGTCGCCCAGGAGTGGGAGCGCCTGACGCATTGCGTCAAGGCGTGGCATATCGTGTTCGCGGGCGAGGTGCCCGCGTGCGAGCCGGGCAAGGTGCGCGAAGTGTTCGAGTCCGTGCCCTGGCTGCGCGAGCAGGTCGAAGCCGGGATGAAGGATCGCTCGCGTTTTTTCGGGAGCTGATCGACGCCCTGCTCGACTACGCGGCCGGGCAGTTTCGTCGGTCGCGTACCGAGGGCGGCGCCACGTTTGGCGATCATGCTGAATACCTCAAGGCGCAAGGCGTCGAGGTAGAGGACGACGCGCCCGAAATCCCCCCGCTTGAGGTTGCCTATCTATGGGCATGGTTCTGCGAGCTGCACGCCGGGCGCGGCGGGGGGTTCGGCCCCGCGCCTATATCATGGGAGGCCATTGGCGCATGGGCATCCCTGACTGGCAGAGCCCCGCTTCCGTGGGAAGTGTCGGTAATCCGCGAGCTTGACGCCGCGTGGCTCATGTCCGCCGCCGAAGCCTGAAGTGATAGAATCGGCTAACGACTGTGCGAAGGCGCGGCGTGTGGCTAGAGCTCGTGGCTCGGTAACAAGAGCCCGCCAATAGGGGCGCGGTATGGCAGACGTTTCGACAATCGTAATCAAGGGCGAAACGTCGGGCGTGCGTCAGGCGACAGCGGACCTGGATAAGTTCGAGCGGGCGACCGAAGAAGTCACGGCCGCAACGGATAAGCTCGGGCGGGAGTCGAAAGAAACTGCCAGCGCGGTAGGCAAAACCGGGCAGGCAGCCGCCAAGGCAACGACTAGCACGAAGGCGCTAAAAGAAGCCAAGTCTCAGGCTTCAACGGCCGCCCAGAATTATGCGTCTCGGCTCGGCCCGATTGGCGGGCTACTGTCTGCCCTTGGACCGGCGGGGCTCGCGGCAGCGGCGGCGATTGGCGGTATTGGCGTGGCGATGACGAAATCCATCGCGGTTGCCAATCAATTCGACAAAATCAACGCTGCGTTGCGCATTGCCACTGGATCGGCAAGGGCGGCCCAGAAAGAGTTTGATTTTCTCGCGACCAACGCATCAAAGCTCGGCATTGATTTGCAATCGTCCGCGCTGCAATTCGCGCGATTCTCTGCTGCCGCCAAGGGCACGGCGCTCGAAGGGCAGGCTGCGCGGGATATTTTCATCGGCATCTCGCAGGCATCCGTGGCGCTCGGACTCAGTTCCGACGAGGCGTCGCGTGCGTTTATCGCCATCCAGCAGTCCGCGTCCAAGGGCAAGGTATCGGCCGAAGAACTGAGGCAGCAGCTTGGCGAGGCAATTCCGAGAGCGGTGCCGTTGCTGGCCGAGGCAATGGGCATCAGCGTTGCGGCGCTGGACAAGATGCTTGAACGCGGCGAGGTAGGCGTTGACAAACTCGCGCTGCTCGGCAGAGCGTTCCAGGATTTCTACGGGCCGGAAGCGCAGCGGATGGCAGAGCAATATCAAGGGTCCGTCGCCGCCCTTGGTAACGAGCTGGACCTACTGTTCAACGTCATCGGGCAAGGGGCGCAAGACGCAACCAGCCCGATACTGCGCGCCTTGGCTGATGCTGTTCGGGTTGTGCGAGAGGAACTCGAGGAAAGCGCAAGCGGCGGACTGACCGGCGCACTGACTCGCTTCATCCAAGTTGCAAACAACCCTGTTCAGTCGGCTGCATTTGCTGCCGGCGCGGCTATAGGCGACACGGGCGAGAAAGCGGCGCATACAGCCGAGACGGTGGGCGGCCTAAATTA